GCAATACACAGGACTTAAAGATAAAAATGGTAAAGAGATTTATTTTGGGGACATTTTAGTAACATCAAATGATAACCCTGAATTTGATATTTGGAATAAAGAAGACTTTGGGATGACGGTTGTCAAAGAGTCTGACAGTGGGGTATTAGGTGTTGATTATACAGAATGGGATATGGGGTGTAGAGATGAGGAGTCAGTTTATAGTGAACAATTTGTTGAAGTCATTGGCAATATCTATGAATCAAAACATCTACGAAAACCCTGAATTACTAACCAATAACTAAACATAAGATAAATCCCACCTCTCCATCAGTTCATCACTCATGGCGAACTGAAAAGGGGTGTGGAAATGAAGTGGATCATCATGTTCTCTCTGCTCATTCTGGGGTGCTGTGACACCTACAAGGGTGAGCCATTGCCACCAGACCATGACGGCGTGTGCCAAATGGCCATCTCGGACATCTGTTTCAAGGTAAAAACCTGTAGCGAGGGCGACATCGGCCAGGGTCAGTGCCATAAATATCTGCGTGAGCATGGACTGTGCCTCGTGCGACATCCGCAAGAGTTCGAGGAGTTTCTCCTCTGCAAGGACTTCATCATCAGGGTGGAGTGCGACATCTTCAAGGAAATCGTCTACGACGGAAAGAAGTCAATCTGCGATGCGTTCGTGGATAAAGCCGACCTCTAGATCAAACAGGATTTGCCCACCTGACACAACGGGCTTCACTAAATAACTAACCCCTAATAAGAGAATATATGAAAAGATTTATACACTGGTTAGTTTGGTATAAAATACAAGGTCATACGAGTGAGAAGTGTGATTGTTATTATTAACCCAGTCTTACATTCTGGGTATGGTATAGAATGTAACTTCCACTCACCACATAACTAGATTGTGTGGTGGACTGGAGGAAAAATGTATTGCCACATCTGCCAGAAAACAACTAGCCACAAGGTAACACTTGTGAGGGAGGATGGAGAGGTCAAACAATGCAAGGAGTGTCGAAAGGTGTTGTTGTCTATTGCACCGACTGCAAATCCTTCATCAAGAAGGAAGGTACAGCCCCTCACGAAGAGGTAATTGGCCTGTGCTACACTTGTGCAACAGAGGAAATTCAATACAAAAAAAGTCTCATCATGAGACCAAGTAGGCAGAAAGGAGTGAACAAGTGAGAGCGCTGAAAATCGATGGCAAGAAGCCCATCAAGCTCGGAGGAGGTGTGATCTTGAACGAGGAGGGTGTCCTTCTTCAGTTCAGGGACATCTGCGGAAGTTGCAGAAGCCGAGAGTCCATGTTGGTCTTCGTCGGCTACGAGAACGTGATGGTGGTGTGCCAGAAGTGCTACAACTCCATCAAGTATGGGAGGATCGGATGAGGAGCGTAGACATCGGAGCGGTCATTCAGCACAAGCTGAATTGCCCAAGGTGCAAAGCCTTGATCGCACACAACATCTATATCGGTCCCGTGGCTGTCATCATCATCTGCACGAAGTGCACGAAGACGTACAGCTTCGACCGGAGGAGGGTGCGATGAACAACGCTGTGCGACTGGTTCTCTGTGGCTTGGTGTTCGCTTGGCTCGTCATGCTTTTGTTCTTGGGGGGTTGTGCGACCACGCAAGAACTCAAAATCTGCGAGCTGGAAACGAACTATCTCTGCAAGGAGCTGGGGAAACCGTGCCTGATTATCCACAAGGAGAAGTGTCAGACCTTCACCAGTGGGAACTTCTGTGATGTGTCGCTGTATGCTGATGATGAGGATGCGTATCGTCAATGTCTCACTAAATACGGCAACCAGATCGTTCAGGAGTAGACAAAATTCGGGGGTCTCTATCAGACCCCCACCAATTCTAACCATTACTTGTCGTATGATTAGTCTCAAAAAATGTAGAGAATGTCAAAAACCAACACACTTTTTTGTATGTCGTAACTGTCGATTGGAGATTAGAAGAGTGTACAAAGCTAGAGTCAGGCGAGAGAGTAAACCAGTAGGTCTACCAATCTGGGGATGGTGGGAGTATGCAGTGGCCAGATATAAGTATCATAACGATACAGAGCGACATCGTAAGCAAACACTAAAGAAACTCAAAAAATATAGTAAGCATATATGGGATACACTAGGGATAACTGAGGGTGATAACTGAATTTATCGCTTAATCTAGCCAAGATTAGTGTACATTGATTTGTTGACATTTTTGTGCTAAAATACCCACATTAAAGGGAGAACTGGCTTTTTTCTGAACGAACCGCATGACTTGTGGTTTTTTTATCTATGTGGGGGTACTTTCAGTCCGTTTAAAACACATTACTGTGGCAACGTGGCTATTGGCGAGCAACCCCCTAGACTGTCTCGCCATATGGGTAAAAACATTTGCATAGATTGCGAAGTGGAAATACCTGATAGAACCATCCGAGGATCTAAACCCCTCCGGTGTCATGTTTGCCTTAATAAGTATATATCAAACAACTGTGTAATTTGTGACAAGACCTTCCAGATTACCTGGTTAAAAGAAGGTAGGTGCTATCACTGCATGAATAAAAAAATGACTTTTAAAAGAATAATGAAATGGTTTTTTCCGTAATATGTATTGTCTAGATTGTGACACTAGCAAGAATGACATTGTTGACGATGAGGAAGATGGAATCGTAATCAGATACTGGTATTGTGCAATATGTGGAGAGGAGCTTTGGCATGAAGTAATAGATATTATATGAATTTAATATTTTGGATGGGAATAGAAATAAAAAGTAGTTTACCAAAAGAATTGTTAATTGAAATGTTTAACCTTGCTCAGAAGAACAAGGAATTATATTTGAAACTAGCAGAGTGGGGACAAAAAAAGCTGAGTAAATAGATAAAACAAATTTGGCTAAACCTAGCAAAATGAAAAAGTTTAAACTGTATGGCAAATCCAAATGGTAATCCAGGTAACAAAGGAGGAGGAAGAAAATCAACAAGAGACCAACGCCTAATAGAGGAAGTTGTTAGTGGTTGCTGGGAACGAGTTAGAGCTAACATGAAAGGGAAAAGGCTAACAGAGGAACAAAAGGATATGATAGCTCTTGAAGTAGTTAAGCGTACAGCACCAAAAGATATTAAGTTGCGTGGTGATGATTTGAGTCCTGTTTTAGTTAAGTTTTTAGATGACAAACCAACTACAAACGATTGAAATACCAGCAGAATTTCGGAGGTTATTTAATAAAGACTGGAGAGAAGCAGCGGTCTATGGTGGAAGATTCTCGTTGAAATCTCACACAGTGGCGAGAGTTCTTTTGGTAAGAGCAAGGATGGAAAAGATGAGAGTGGCTTGCTTTCGTGAATTTCAGAGTTCAATTGCAGAAAGCTCACACCAACTACTATCTGATTTGATACATAAATACCAACTAAACGATTTTGAAATAACTGACAAAAGTATAATAAACAAAATAAACGGATCAGACTTTATATTTAAAGGTTTACACAGAAACGAACAGAGCATAAAAAGTATTGAAGGTATAAATATAGCTTGGGTAGAAGAAGCCCAAACAGTAAGTAAAAGCTCTTTAGAAATACTTACACCAACAATCCGAGAAGACAACAGCCAGATTATCTATACCTATAACCGACTATTAGAGAATGACCCGATACATGACAGACTGGTAGTAGAAGGAAGACCAAACACACTGATAATCAATGTAAACTATGACATAGCAGTTAAATACGGAATGATGCCAGAGACGATAAGGTTAGAGATGGAAGATGATAAAGAAAAAAGACCCGGCCTTTACAAACACAAATGGTTAGGACAGCCGAATAATGTAGAGGGTAGAATTTATAAAGATTGGGAGATTATTGATGAGATACCCCATGAAGCGAGATTGTGGAGATATGGGCTAGACTTTGGGTATAGTGTAGACCCGAGCGTTTTGGAAGCAATTTATGAATACAACGGAGGATATATCATTGACGAAATATTTTATCAAAAAGGAATGAGTAATAAAATGATGGCTGATATTATAAACAGCCAACCAGACCAAGCCTTAACAATAGCGGATGGGCAAGATGATAAAAGTATTGATGAGATGGCTCTATATGGTTTGCAAATTGTCGCTTCGACAAAAGGCCCAGGGAGCAAAGCACAAGGAATACAATATGTACAGGATCAAAAAATAAGTGTCACTCGTAGAAGTCAAAAAACAATCCAAGCATACCAAAATTATTGTTGGGCACAAAATGTGCGAAATGGACTACACCAACCAGTACCAGACGACACAATCCATGAATGGTCTAACCCAATGGACGCAATTAGATACGGATTTAATGGTGCAGGCTCAAGCAGTAGGATAATGGAACGACAAAAGAATCAATTTATAATGAATCAAAATAAGATTTTAACTAATTCAAGCAAATAAATATGAACAAGAAAGTTTTAATCGGTGGGATAGTAGTCGTGTTAGTCATAGTACTAGGTCTGTTAATAGCCAAAGCCCCAAAGGGTAATCTAGGTGCTCAATCACCAAGAGCTACACTTCTGGAGACTGTGACACATACAGCCACAACTACTCACTCCAGCCTACCAGTTAAGGTAATGTCAACCAGCACATCAAGGTCTTATGGTTTGATTGTTAATGACAGTGCCACAGATATTTATATATATCTTAAATCATTCCAGAATCCAATGGCAGCTTCCACAACAGTACAAATCAACAAAGGTATCAGAGTAAATTCAGGTGGTGGATCGTATGAGCTATTAAACGATAATCTATACATCGGTGAAGTTTGGGCCACAAGCACAGCACCTAACTTGAAGATTTTAATCACCGAGTTTTAAGATAGAAACGTATGGATGAGACCATCTACGACTTAGCCAAGAAAATTGAGAAGGAGGATAAGGTAGGTGACACCCAAATATCTGAGTTTGTTACGTTTAACTTACGAGATACATTGGAGAGGATTGACGCTTATCTTAACAGTAAACACATCTCAGGCGAAACGGATGCGTCAGGTAGGGACAAACCATTTTTTAACATCGTCACCGCTGCAGTTAATGTGTGGGTACGTGCTACAGACATCGACCGGAAACATATAACTGTTAAGGCAACCAAACAAGACCAATACATCCTATCGTTCCTAGCTACAATACTTTTACAGGATTGGATGAAGAAGTCAGGATTTGGGGTATTCCTTAATGATTGGGGCAGGACACTAGCTAGATATGGCTCAGCAGTTACCAAGTTTGTGGAGAAGGAAGGCGAACTATACACCGAGGTAGTACCTTGGAATAGACTATTAGTTGACCCGATAGACTTTGAGAACAATGTAAAGATTGAGAAGCTATGGTTTACACCAGCCCAGCTACGCAAGAAGAAGGGCTATAACAAGGAGTTGGTTGATAAATTACTAGATAATTTAACCACCAGAAAAACCAACGATGGCAGGACTAAGGACAACAAGAGTGAATACATCCTAGTTTATGAAGTACATGGAGAATTACCACTATCATATCTAACCGACAAAGAGAGTGATGAGGATACTTATGTGCAACAAATGCACGTTATCACCTTCCAGGAGAGCAAGGATGGGGCAGAATATGACAACCACACCCTAGCATCAGGACGAGAAGCCAAAGACCCGTACATGATAAGTCATCTAATCCAAGAGGATGGTAGAACACTAGCCATCGGAGCAGTTGAGCACTTATTTGAGTCACAATGGATGGTCAATCACTCCCAAAAGCAGATTAAAGACCAGCTAGACCTAGCGTCCAAACTGTTATTCCAGACTTCTGATGGCAACTTTGTAGGTCAAAATGTGTTATCTAACATCGAGAACGGAGATATATTGATTCACAACATCAACCAACCGCTTACCCAGTTGAACAACAAGCCAGACATAGCTGCTATGCAATCCTTCGGTGGACAATGGCAGTCAATCGGGAATCAGATCAATGGAATTAGCGAAGCGATGTTGGGAGAAGCACCGAAGTCAGGTACAGCATGGAGACAAACTCAGGCTGTATTACAGGAGTCACACAGTTTGTTTGAGCTGATGACCGAGAATAAGGGACTAGCAATTGAGGAGATGATGAGACAGTTTGTTATTCCACACTTCAAGAAAAAGATAGATACTACCGAGGAAATATCAGCCATATTGGAAGAGCACCAGATTAAGCAGATAGACATGATGTATGTACCGAATGAAGCTAAACGAAGGGTAAACGACAAGATTAAGGAGACGATTCTGAGCGGTCAAATCTATGACCCAGCTCAACAAGCTGGTGATATAGCCAACGAGGAGCAACTACTAAGAGAATCATTGCAACCGCTAGGCAACCAAAGATTTATTAAGCCAAGCGATATTGAAACTGAGACTTGGAAGGATGTTTTGAAAGACTTGGAGTGGAAATTAGACATTGACATAACCAGCGAAGCTAAGGATACACAGTCAATCATGGCTACCCTCACAACAGTATTACAAAGCATTGCAAGCAACCCGCTGATACTCCAAGACCCTAACGCTAAGATGGTATTCAATAAGATTCTGGAGACAGCAGGAGGATTATCGCCAGTAGAGATAACAGCTTCGCAGGTACAAGCACCACAACAGACACAACCACTACCACAATTCGCACAACCAACTAGATAATTATTAACTATAATCTATGCCAAAATCGGTGGACAAAAAACAATCGCATCCAAGGTTTACGGATGCCGAGCTAGAACTAATTAAAACAGTATTCGCAGAAAATGAGGAACTAATCAGAGTGTGTTACAAAGTGTTCTTTCAAATCCCACTAACAGAGGAGGAGGAGATAGCTAAGATTAACACGTTCAAGGGTGAAGATTTACACAGGATATTTGATAAGTTGTTTTTACCAGGAGCAATGAACGAGCAAATCTTCTTCGGGGTAGATGATTGGTTAGATGTTAATATCTCAGACAAGCCAATAGACCAAGCGATGATAGCGGTTAAGGCTAGAGAGCTTTCAATAATCTATATCAGACAAAGTATCAGGGTACTATTCGAGGGGACAACCCCAACAATGGGCTTCCGTAACTTAACGGACACAGCCAACAAGACAGATAATGATATTCTAAGAGATATAACCGCTCGAAAAGAAATCATAGCCAAGGTCAGAAACCTATTCGGAACATTACAAAACTGGGCAGGAACTAAGAGCGAAACACCAGAGGAACAGATTAAGAGGTTATTTACCAATAGTAATAAATAATTAAATACGGTCAAAAGTAAGACCTAAAAACATTTTATGACAGATGAAACCGTCCAGCTAGAGGACTCAAATCTAGAAGAGGTAGATGGCACTTTAGACCATCAAGAAGAGTCGATTGATGAAAACAACACCGAAGATGTGGCTGAAAAGCTAACAAAAGCAGAGGAGTTGGCAAGAAATCAAAAGATTCGAGCCGAGAAGGCAGAAAAAGAGCTTAAAAGATTAAAAGCTCTACCAAAAATAGAGCCAGCCAGGAGTGTTGACTCAAGCATGTCAGTCAAAGACATAGTCGCTCTACGAGATATCCATGAGGAAGATGTGGACTATCTACTAGACGAAGCCAAACTAAGGGGCAAAGCAGTATCAGAACTGAAAAAAGACCCATATATGCAAATCGTCTTAAAGGCTAGAGCAGAAGAACGAAACACAGCCGAAGCCACAAATACAGGCAAGGCTAAGAGAAGCAACAACAGCTTGTCGCATGAGCAAATAGTGTCATTAGCTAACGAAGGTCGAGAAGTAGACCCGGTTAAACTAGCTGAGGCAAATATGGCTCTACGACTTAAAAGAATTCAATAATAAGCGGTGGGATTATTTCTTGAATATTCGGTGGGATATCATTCATTTAAGAAATAACTATGGCTTAACAATTTGTTACAACACGAATTAAATGTTAAAATAGAGGTACTAAAGACTTCATTATGACATTTGCAAAAGGTCAAATACCTTGGAATAAAGGTATACCTATGCCAGAAAAAACAAGGGAGAAAGTTAGCAAGGCGACAAAAGGAACTCATGGAGCTAACAAAACCTCTTTTAAGAAAGGACAAAGACCACCTCATGCAGGCAAGTCTGCTCCTTGGGCAAAAGGTAAGAATAATACTAATTTCGGCAAGGTTGGCAAGGACCACCCACGCTGGAGGGAGAACAAACAAAGACCTTTTTTAAAAACAATTCGTGAACTATTCAAGTATCGCCAGTGGCGTTCGGACATTTTCACCAGAGACAATTTCACATGCGTATTTTGTGGGGAGAAGGGTATAGAACTAAATGCTGACCACTTTCCAAAAAGATTTATTGATATAGTCAATGACTACAAAATAAAAACAATTGATGAAGCTAATCTCTGTGAGGAACTTTGGAACATAAACAATGGCAGGACACTGTGTGTGAAATGCCACAGGAAAACTGATACTTGGGGTAAACAAAAGGCCATATAAAATCTTCTCTAATTGACTTGGAAGTCTGGGGACAGACGACAGGGCGGAAGGCGTAAGCCACCGTGAACGACTAAACGAGAAGACCTTTAATAAAAAGGATGCGATAGTCTGCTCTACAATATAATCATAAAGAAGTTGTAGAGGTTGGCAGAAATGACCAACCCCCGAAAGGGTAACAAGAAGGAATACAATTGGAACGTCAACTTTATCGGAAGTATGGCGTATTAAATATGCTCAATCAATGCTTGACCTATCATTAAAGACAGCATTGGTGGCAGAGAAGATTTGTCGTGTAGACAGATCAGGTGCTAGATACATCTCAAACCCATATCTAACAGCAATCACAGCAACAGCCGCAGCTATTGCAGGAACTTACACAGTATCAACAGCTACAACTACTGATGACAAATTGACAGTATCAGAACAAATCGCAGCTGGTGTACACCTATTCGAGTTTGAAGAAACACTATCACGAGCTGACTTGTTCGGTTCAATGATTGCCGACCTTGGAGCAGAAGTTGCCCTATTGGCAGACAAGTACGTTGTGAACTTGATGACCAACAACGCAGGTCAAACATACTCAACTCCAGCGGGTGGATTCACAACTCCAGGTAACATCAACCAAATCATAGGTGATTTGTCTGGTAAAGTTGCAGGATTCTCAGATGCTTACAAAGGTATGTTCTTGGTAGTAGAAAACACAGATGTAACAGGCTTCATTCAAGCTGGTATGTCTAACGGATTTAACTTTGCTGATGCAACACTTAACAACGGCTTCGCTGGTGTGTTCGGTGGTGTAGAAGTATATGTAGTTCGATCAGGAGTATTCGCAACAGCTACAATTGGTACATTGTCAGCTACAAACAGCGGAAAGAGACTATTCGGAATTAAAGAAATGGCAGCTACTTATGCCGCTCCAAAGGGCATACAGTATGACGAAAAGAAAGTAACCCTTAAGACTGGTCGTGAAATATCAGTTTGGGCTAACATCGGAGCTAAGGTTTGGACACAGAAAGCTAACTTACTTGTAGCGATCACTCTCGTCTAATTTAAGATTCTAGGGGGGTAACAAGTTGGATAGCTTGTCTCCCACCGATTCGAGTATGTCCAACTTACTATCCCCCCTACTAATTCAATAACTCTTAAATTATGGACAAACAAGAAATTAAAAGACAATTAGACTTCCTTGGAAGCGAGCCAGTCAAAGAGTGGCGTGAGAAATTTCCAGAGAAGTATGAAGCAGACGTAGCAAGACTAGAGGCACAATTAGAGAAACTGGAAAAACCTGTCAAGGTAGAACTACCGACAGAACCAAAGGTAGAACTACCGACAGAACCAAAGGTAGAACTACCGACAGAACCAAAGGTAGAACTACCGACAGAACCAAAGGTCGCAGAAAAGAAAAAATCTAAATAACTAATCTAAACAACATGGCTATACTAAAAAAACAGCTGTTGGAACAGCTTAAAAAAACCAAAGTCAGATTGATTGCCTCGCTTGTTGTCGTGATGGTTGTTGGAGTTGTCGCAGTATCAAGCGGTGTTAGTGCTGTTAGCAGATTTAGCTGGTCAAATGTAGAAAACAAAGTAGCCAGCATGCTAGCAGGTAAGGTAGATGTAGAAGTTGTAGAAGATGAGCCAATGGTAGAGGACGAAGACGGAGTATTGGGGTCAGCTACAAACTCATTGCTACCTGGTCCAGCTTTCGGAGTTGGCAAGGATTTGCAATATAGCGTCAATGTTGATTTGGCTGATGCCACAACAACCTTCGCTTTCGCAACACCTTTCTTGGCTGTAACAAGCTCACCATCAAACGTAGTTTTGCAATATGATATTGCTGACAAGTTTGGCTGGACAGGGGCAACAACAACAGTCTCAATGGTTAAACTAACCATGACAAGCTCAACACCAACCGCATATAGTATCGGTTGTGGTGGTGGAGTAACACCTTACGCCACTTCTTCGGTCGGCGTAGCAATTCTAACCGCTGATGCAATTCCAGCACTAACAAAACCAGTGCTTGAGAATAACGTAGGCACTTCAGCAGGAGCACAAGTTGGCGGTGGTTCAGTCGCCAAAATCCATATCGGACCAAACGCACCTTATTTGGTATGTAGAGTATATTCGTCAGCATTAACAGAATTTTCTGCAACTGATGGAGTCTCACCAGGTAGAGCAACAGTTCGATTCAGTCGCACAAGATAATTGTGGATAATCTTTGAGGGCTTACCCCCTCAAGACATTACCCATAAAATCATTATATGAAATTCTCAAGATTCACGTTCATAACGCTAACCTCGATTAGTAACGCTGATCCGGCGGTATTTACCGCCACCGCTCATGAGTTAGCTGAGGGGGACACCATAAGACTAGAAACCACAGGCACTCTACCAACAGGGCTAGAATTGTTGACTGATTATTATGTTGTCTACAATGGAATAACCGCTAATACCTTCCAAGTATCAACATCCATGGGAGGCACACCACTCGCAACGACAGGAGCAGGCTCAGGTACACACTCATTTATTAAGCGAAACAGAGCTAGTCTTAAAGGACGTTACGAAGATAACCGATAATTATGCCAGAAATAATGATACAAGCCCCGAGAACTGGGATTGCCAAATCACCCTTTATTGGGTATTCGGATGTTAGGAATTTAGATATTGATTCTGTACCTGGGGTAGTTAAACTCAACAACATCTTGACCAAAAGGTCAGGTTCTACTGTTGTAGCACAAATCAACTGGGTGGTACGTCATCCGATTACCACTGGTGAGATTTATGCTTTAGATTCAGCGGGGACAGTTTACAAGTCCACTGATAGTGGGGTCACTTGGGCTGTCCTCTCCGGCACCTCTGCAACCAATGCCCATGGTAATGGTTTGGCTATTTGGAATAACTATCTATTTGTAGCTAGGGATACCTTGCTTGATGTGTGTGGTGACGGAACAGCCACAGGCATAACCAGCGGTAACTGGTCACTAGGTTGGAAAACGATTGATTCTGATGTGTTATGGCATCCAATGATAGTCAGTAAAAACGATGATAAGCTCTATGGTGGAGCAGGTAGGTTTGTTTTTTCAGTAGAAGAATTGACTACCTTTGCACCTGGAACTGGAGCAAGTTATACCTACACCCAACAAGCACTTGATTTACCTAAGAATTACCGCATAAAATCTACCGAGGAGCTTGGTAACAATCTAATGATTGGTACTTGGCAGGGTACAAACATCTATGACATCCGAATAGCTGATATATTTCCTTGGGATCGCAGTTCACCATCATTCAGCCAACCAATCATCATGGCAGAATATGGAGTACATGCGATGAAAAATGTAGGTAACTCATTGATTGTACTAGCAGGGATAAGTGGGACAGTTTACCGCTGTGATGGAGCGAGTGCATATATTATCGGACAATTACCACAAGATTTGTCAGGCAGTAAATATTTAGAATATTACCCAAGCTCAATTACCAGCTACAAAGAGAAGCTGTTTTTTGGCGTTGGACAAGGTGGCTCAACCGCTATCCCTGGAATGGGCGTATATTCCTTGCAACAGACAGGCAGGGGTAATGTTTTGAGCCTAGAGCATACTGTGTCAACCCTATCTGACGGAACGACCAACCCATTGAAACCATCGGCAATTTTACCAGTCACAAGAGATACGCTGTTGGTAGCCTGGAGAGATAATGCAACTTATGGAATAGATACCACCAATTCAGCTTCATACGCCTATGGTACAGACTACTCAGGCTTCTTTGTAACACCAATGTATCAGGTTGGCTCGACACTCCAACAGTATAAATTTAAAGAGATAGAATGGTGCTTGGCTAGACCACTCCGAACAGGTGAAGGGATTAAACTAGAATACCGCCTAGACTTAACAGCTACATTTACAGAAATAGTTACCCACGCCTTTGCTGATACTAACGTTGGGGCGATACTTTCAAAAAATATAATCACAGAAATACCAAATGATATTAAGGTAGCAGAGCAGATACAGCTACGAATTAGCCTACTAGGCACAGCCACAACTACCCCAGAATTAAAGTATATTAAGATACGCTAATGCCAGAAGAACTAAAAACTGAGTACAATTATTATCCAATAACCGCTGAGGTGTCTTTTAGCAGTAAGATGGAGCAACCGAATACTCCAAATATTTTACCAACTGATAATAATATTAAGCCGACGGATAGTGGTACAAAGATGGTGGGTAATGATATGCAGTCAGCGAACTTTGTGGAAGATGTGACTGGTTGGAGATTAAAGTCAGATGGCTCAATTATTTTAAATGGTAGCCCAATAGTAAATAATACATTGTACGGCGATGGTTCTGATGGTGATGTTGAGATCACAGGGAGTGTTACGTTAACCGCCGACATGTACTATGAAAATTTAACTGTAAAGACGGGGGGCAATTTGAATTGTGGAGGATACAGGATTTTTGTAAAAGAGAAACTGATTAACGAGGGGACTATCCAAAGGAATGGTGGTAATGGTGGTGCTGGTGGGGCAGGGGGAAATGGACAGTTGGGGTCTCCAGGGTCAAATGGCTCAGCAGGAACAGCAGGGTCAGCAGTAGCAGCTGGGTATTTGTCAGGAGCTGCCGCAGGTGGAGCAGGGGGCACTGGTGGTGCTGGGGCAACTACATCAAGTAATGGTGGAGCAGGAGGAAATGGTGCTTCAGGATCAGCAGTTAGTAATGCCTTGGGTGGTAATGGCACAGGCGGAGGGGATGGCGGAGGAGGGGGAGATGGTGATGGTTCTGGTGGTCCGGGGGCAGGTGGTACAGCAGGCGGTGGACAAACAGCCACACTAGCAACAACAAAACCAAAGACAGGTATAACAGCCACAACATTTTTAGATTTTTCTAATCCAGCAGTACCAGCCAAATACACAACAGGGGCAGGTTCGGGAGCTGGCGGAGGCGGAGGCGGAGGCGGTGGTGGTTCAGCAGGTTATGGTGGCTCAGGCGGTGGAGGCGGAGGATGTGGCACACCAGGAGGTATCGTTTTCTTGGCAGCACGAACTATACAAAACTCAGGTACAATTTCTGCTACAGGTGGTAATGGTGGTAATGGTGGTAATGGTGGTAATGGTTACTCCGGAACTAACACAGGTGGCGGTGGCGGTGGTGGCGGTGGAGCAGGTGGGCCTGGGGGAGTTTTGTTTATGATGTACAATGGTATTTCTGATTCGGGGACAATTTCAGTAGCAGCTGGTACAGCAGGGACACGAGGGACAGGTGGAACACCAGGAGGCACAGGAGTAGCAGGAACAAATGGCACAACTCCATCAGCAAGTAATGCAGGAGTTTTGATACAATTACGCAACTAATATGTATATTTACTATAGAGAAAAAACAGGTGAGGTTGTTATGAGAACTCCAGAGAAGATAAGAGCCAAAGGATTGATGTGTAAAGAGATTGAGCCGACAGCAGATGAGATGGTTAAGATAGAACAGAATTACACCACACTTGTTAAGGATGACAAACTGGAACTGGTAGAGCCAGAGCATGTAACGAAAGAAAAGGACAAAGAGAGTATCAAACAGCAATTGAAAGAAGCGAAATCGGTGGGAGAACTGAAAACGTTAATCCAAATTTTATTAGATAAATAATATGGCAAAATATACTTACTTGGGCGAGGGAGACGCCAATAACCCACTTACTGCTTCGTTAGCAGGGCAAACTACCACAGGTATCGCAGGGCTGACCAACAACCCCTATTTGTTGAAACTTGCAGAGACCGAATTTAGTAAAATGTCTAGGTCAGACAATAACATCCGACAGTTACTAACAACAGGTCAGCAAGCTCTCTCACAGAAGGGTATAAATACAACAGGATTGAGTGACAAAGAAGTTATTAGTGCTGGTTTTATTTTAGGGGGGGCAGAAGGTAGTGGGATACCACTTTTTGTAAATGAACAGGGTAAAAACTACTTCAATGCTATATTTGAGAATACACCAAACTATTTTACAGAACGAAGAGGAGACGCCACATCAGGAAGGTTGGGGGCTGAGGCTTACGCAGCCCAAAAGTTAGGTCTATCACCAGGATTTTCGTTTGACCTTTTTAATCTTAACCAAGCCCCGACAGTAGACCCCACAAAATCTGGTGGACAACAATTTGATTATTCAACCGCTACAGATTACAACCAAAGAGTAGCAGACACCATGTTTTTAAATTCAGGCAAACTTTCTAACACAGGAGCAGGTCAAGAAACTATCCAGCAACGCATGGCTAGAACAGGCGAAACATTGCAAGACATACAGCACGCTATGGGTACTCAACAGGTAGCCTATGACTTTGCTCAACAGAAGCCAGTACCACAAGCATTATCACCACAGAATCTAGCACCAGCACAGAGTACTAATTTGCCAGGGGCAGAGATTATCGGTGGGGAAGGTGCAAATATACCAGCAGATTCAGCAGTTAGTGGGGCGAGAAATGTAGCCACACCAAAAGCCCCCGAATTATTGCCACTACAAAAGCAAGAGCAGTCAATACTGGATGCCATGACAAAACTGATAGAGGAAGATACAGGCAAGGGTGCGGAACAGGCTAAACTAGAGGCAGAAGCAAAGATAGCCGAGCAGAAAGCAAATGTTCAAAGGATAGCTGATACTATTGCCGCTAAAACCAATGAATTTGAAGCATACAAACTACAGCAAGAAGGGAAACCAATAACAATGGCTTCTATTACTGGTAGCATAGCTCAAAAGAGAAACCAAATAGCTAGTGAGATTTTATTGCTCCAAGGTGAGGCGTATATCGCACAAGGTCAACTGGCACAAGCTCAGGATAGTGTTAATCGAGCAATAGACCTTAAATATTCAACCATAGAGAACAAATACAAAATATTATCAGCTCAATTGCAGGCAATCCAACCATCTCTACAAAGAGAAGAAAAAGCACAGGCACTTGCTTTACAGAGAGAATACGAAGCTCAACAACAAGCTACACAAGACGCAAAAGACATTGAAAAATTAAAAGCGAGTGTGGTGGCACAACAAATGGCAAAATATGCTGATGCTGGGATTCTTTTTACAGACACACCAGAAGATATAAAGATTAAATTAGCTGGTTCAAAGATTTATCAAGACCAAGTTAGATTATTAGGTGGCAGTGTGAATACAACCTCTAGCGGGGCTCTTTGGTCATCTGGTCCACCAACAACATCAACACCAACAGCACCAAAACAAACTTTTGAGCAGTTTTTGGCACAAGAAGAAAACAAAGCTGGTCAATCTTTTGGTCAAGCCAAGCGAGATGAATTAAGAAAACAGTTTGAAGCAAATCAAGTAGTGCCAACAGCAAAAGCTCAAAATGCAGATATATCTATGTATGATATTGCTGTTCAGCAAGTTATTTTAGGTAATGAGCCTGTATCAAGCGTAACAAGTGGTGGTACAGCTGGGGAAAGAGCAAGAGCACAAACACAACTAAAAGATGCGGAAAGCAGAGGTCTACTACAACAGAGATTATCAAAAACACAACAAAATTTTATATCGGGGTTAAATGATAGTGTATCTAAAAGTGAAACCTACAAAAAAACAAATTCAATGAGAACTTTTGCAGGAAATGTAACAGCCGCACTTTCGCTTGGGACTGGTGTCGGTGACATAGCTGCAATCAATCAATTCCAAAAGGTAATAGATGAAGGTGCTGTCACAAGAGATCAGGATGTAAAACTTATTCAATCAGCTCAATCATTGGCGAACACTCTAAATACAAAGATTGCAAAACTCCAAAAAGGAGATCAGCTATCACCTGAAACGAGGAGCCAAATGAGGTCTGCGGTAAATTCTTTGTATGAAGCACAAATCAAAGCGTTAAGTTTAGATCCTTTTATAAAAGCTAAGATTAAAGAAGCGGAAAGTTTTAATGTTTCTGTGACAGATACAATATTGGGTGAGCTTGGTGCATTTCAGTCTCAAGCATCGTCAGGTCTTTCTAACCCAACAGGGCAAACAGCAGGTGGAAATACTTATCAAATAATACCTTAATATGCCACAAGTTAAATTTGAATCAGGACAAATCGTAAACTTCGCCACAATGCCTACCCAAAAGGACATTGATGAAGTTGCAACAAAATTAGGTATAAACAAACCAGCCCCTAAACAAAGCTTTTTAAGTAAGGCTGGTAGTTTTTTTACAGAAGGTAAGGGGTTGAAAGCACTTACCGATACTTTTATATCCCCAGTCGCAAGGGAATTAGAAAGACCCATTGTTTCAGCTGTTCGTGGGGTGCAGGGCTTAGTACCAGGTGGAAAAACAGGGAGAGAATCTGTTGAAACTCCCTTTGGTGAGGTAAAGCCACTATCTGAGTTATCACCAGGTGAGGCACTTGGTGGGGCAGTTGAAGTAGCAAGCTTTTTACCACTAGAGAAACTATTTATAGGGGGGGCGAAGTTGGCAGGAAAATTTGGTAGATCATTATTGCGTGGTACAGGAGAAGTTTTAACAGGTGTCGCAAAAAGCAAATTAGATGATTTCTATAAATTAGCAAAAAATGCTCCAGAAGAAGTGGAAAGGCTAAAAGATATTGTTTCAGCCAACCCAAGCAATCCATTTTTAGGTTTAGCAGAGAATATTGGAAGTTCAATCAATGATTTGAAAAAAGTAGCAAAAACAACTTTTGATAGTGCTATTGAAAGTGTCAAAACACAATTCCCAAACACATCATTCAATTTGGCAAATAAGTTACCGGAAATAAATAAAACGTTAAATGAATTTAGATTAAGTGTAAAACAATCACGAGAGGCAGGAAAATTTATTTCTAGTGGGGAAAAGGTAGTTGTGGAGGCCACAACAAGAACAACCCCATGGACAAAACAAGAAGTGGATAAAATAAGTGAATTAGTCAGAAAATTAAGTGTAAAAGACATGACACTTGATGAGCTACTTGATTTTGATGCTAGTGTAAAAACATTTTTTGATGAAGCAGTAAGAAAGGACAACAAAAAACTCATTGCGTTAGCTGGGAGACTTGTTGAAGATTCAACTAAATTTATTGATGATGTTTTGCCAGAAGTAAATGAGGCAAACCAATTATATAAAGATTATTATTCAGTACTTAAGAAATTAGGAAATAAGATTGTAGATAGTAAAGGAAATATCAAAACTTCTGCCGAGGGCTTTCTGAGCAATATAAATAATTTAAATAAAGGTGAGATAAGAGATCTGGCACAAGATGTTTCGAGAACTTTAGGCATCAATATAACAAAAGAGGTGCAAGGGATTAAAAATATTCAATCATTATCTGAATTAGTTCCAAATACCACAAGAAATAGGACTATGGACATCATTAGAGGTATTGTTGGTAGCAAGGCGTTTGCTGGTGGTGCTGGGGTAGGTATTGCTGTTAATCCTACAGTAGCTATCCCCGCACTAATCTTGAATATAATGTCTTCGCCCAAAACTTATGCTGGGCTGATTGAAGTGATTGCTGGAGCGTCTAAAAAATTACCTGTCACAGAAGCAATCAAAAAACTCTCCCCTGATGAAATAATATTGTTACAACAACTTATTAAAGGAGGGGGAAGATCACTAAAAAGCGATACGGAACAATAAGCCGATTATAATCCCTAAAAAAATGATTTGAAGTTTTTGATAAGCCATATACTCCATTACTACCATAGATTAAATAATTTGTCAATATGCCCGATAAGATGAAAAAACTACAGGAGATGATACAACTGGTATCAGAATCACTGACACGAGATGAATTTCTTTCGGCTTTTAGTAATGTAATTGAGTACGTCAAGAAGATAGAAAAAAACCTATCCTCACAGGTCGATGACAAAACTCAGTTGGCAGAACGAAGGCTAGAAGAATTGGGGGAACTATATATAGAAGCAGTAAACAAAGTAAACAGGGAAGCTGATAAAATATCCGAGGATAACAAAAGTACACTATCCAATGTTAAGGCATGGGCTTTGGCAAGAGTTAATAGCTTGGTAATCAAAGGCGAAACTAACAAACTACTAGAAGAAAGATTGAAGGTTGTGGATAAGAAGATACAGGATGTGGATGAAAAGTTAGTAGAGATTAGTTATCTGGAACTACCAAATGAAAAAGAGTTGCTGGATAAAACCGCCAAGATTGTCAAGGATAGTATAGACAAAGAGGTTATCCCTAAGATACCAACAATTAAACAGGTTGGGGAAAATCTACCAGAAATGGGAGAATCAATCAGAGATGGGTTGGAACTATTACAAGGTAATGAAAGATTGGCAATCGGGGCTATCAAGGATCTGAACGAAGAGCTGGAGGACATGGACAGACGTATCAGAAAAAAGACTAGAAGCTATGTTGGTGGAGGTGGTGGCGGTAGTAGTAGTGGTAGTGCTGGAGGGGCAACAGCAGTGCATGTAGAGGACGATGTAGATTTTGCTCTGGGCAACACCTCAGCCGCACCCAACGCTAAGCTAGTATGGGACACTACAGACGCTAACGCTAACTTACTCAAACTGGTATTACCAGAAGGAGGAGCAACAGATGTACCAGTATTCATGATTGGGGACACTTCGATAGATGCGGTGGATGTGGGGTTATTCAACGGAGTAACCGCACCAACAGTAGCGATGATGAGTCCAGCAGGAACAAAGGCACTTTACATGTACCATGATGAATCTGATGGTCATATCAAAACCACTTCTGGGGATATTGTACTGACACCAGCGACTGGTTATGTAGGAGTAGGAACAGCTGCTCCAACTGTAGGCTTCCACATCAGACATGATAGTGACGCTCAAGCTCGTAAAGTTAGAGCTGATTATAACAATACTGTTAAGGTAGATTATGGTACTACACCGATTGCTGGGTTCTTGGGTACATCCACATCACACACTTGTGCAATCATGGCTGCTAACTCAAACGCCGCAGAAGTGAGACCTGGGCGTATTCTTGCAGTATTAGGTAAAACAATTTTGGGTACAGGTGTTGGTTCAACGGGGTGGAATATCCTAGACATGGACACAACTGAGGTGACAACCACAGATGCGACAGAAACAACTGCTGCGACACAAACACTAACAGCAAATACCGCTTATCACATTAGAGCGATGGTGGTGGGCGTAAGAACAGATGACACTCAGAGGTCAAGTTGGGAAATCGTGGCAACAGTATATCGGCAAGCAGGGAACGCAGTTATCCAAGGTACACCAACAGTATTACACGAAGAAGAGAGTAATCCCGCTTGGAATGTTACGTTGGACGTATCGGGCACAGCGGCTAGGGTGCGAGTGACTGGAGTCGCAGCCACAAGTATCAAGTGGGGGGTAAGTTTTCAATATTTTGACATGACATAATATGGCAAATAAAGGTTGGGTAAACGGACAATTTGTAGGAGCAATTGCACCAGATGTTGTATCGCGGTGGTCAGTTTGGAATGGTGTCGATCTAAATACAGGGTTGAGATGTTTTTGGCCACTAAAGGAGAGTCTCGACGCCTTTCCCTATGCACTGGACCGTAATAACATGGGGCACTTAATCCAATCAGGGACACTTGGTTGGGAGGCAACAAATCAAGCTGGGTTGGAAGGGACGATTGATTTTCAGGGAGGAAATCTACAACACGCCTCACCCGCATTTACAAAAGAAGGGGCGGCGTCTGGTTCAAACACACATGTCACCTTTTGGATGTCTTGTTTTGTATGGTTGGACGCAAAGGCGGGGGACATGAAGATAATTACAAGGTCAAATGGTACAGCATCAACATCAGGGTATGAGCTGGCCTATGACGTTGGGACGGATAGATATATATGGAAAGTCTCGGATGGCACTACTTTTACAACTGTGACTGCCAACACATACGGGTCGCCAGCGGGGTTTGGTTGGGACTTCATTGTAGTGTGGCATGACGCTGAAATTGATGAGATAGGAATTGACGTTGGCAATGGTTACATAGACACGACAACACACTCGGGTGGCGTAAAAAAGAGTGGAAGAAAGTTTATGATAGGTGATTGGGAGGGGGCGACTGCCCCACTAGACGGGAAGATGTGTAATGTGGGTTATTGGGGGGCAAGCAAGCCAAGTGTTGACCAAAAAACAGAATTATATCAATTAGGGTTTGGTAATTTATTTATAGGATAATATGGCTAAAAACTGGAACAATTGGCAATTATTAGGCACAGATGGCTATCCAATATCAGCGGGTAATGGGTGGCAAGTAGACACCACGGGAACACTCAGCACTTATCTGAGGGAATTTTGGAACATGCAAAACGCAGGGGATAACACCAGTGGAGGCAGTTTTGACCATGGGGTATTAAAGAATTGGCATTTGGAGATGGGGTCAATCAGTGGGCATAGATGGGCGATGATACACCCCAGAGGTGGGCGTAGAGGCTCGGTAGACATAGCCGGAAATACTGGTAACTGGCCGAGAACAACGGGGGTGCGAAGTGATTTTTTACCACTTGGAACAAAACCATTTTGGATATCAGCATGGTTTTATCCAAGAGCAATCAATGATTTGATAGTCACTTGTTCAGGGGGTGGTGGTAACAGACACTTTTATAGTGGGATTGATTCTGATTCAAAGGCTTATTTTCGAGTATCAACTGATGGCACAAATTGGGTTGACTCCTTTCCTAAGAGTGTTGGCACAGTTACACTAAACGCTTGGAATCACGTACTTATAGGCTGGGCTAACGGAAATCAATTTGTATCGTTGAATGGTGAAACACGAGTTGATTCAGCCTCAGCGAGTGTTTATGGGGCAGGCACAACTCAACCTGTAGAATTTGGTAATTGGGTAAATGCACCAAGTGGTAATGCACTGGACGGACACCTAGCAGACATCGCTCTCTGGTGTGACACAGCCACCTCGCCAACCATGGTAGAGCCAACAGCTCAACAGATTGCCGACTTACGCAATAATGGGTCAGGCAATGCTTATCTTGGGGTAGAATCTTTTGTTGTGAATAGCGTACCAGTGATTGATTCAATCTCTTTGGTACAAGACCCAGCTGACGCTACTAAACAAGTTAGGATTGATGCGGGCACAGTAGCCACAGGTAACACAAGGGTTATCACCATGGCAAATCAGGATGTTTCGCTAGTCCCTGGCTCAACCTATTCCAAGGCAGTAAACCCAGATTTTGGGGTAGACAGTAACACTGTAATCCGGTGGAAGTTAGATGAGACGTCAAGTCCCGCAGTCAATTCAGGGAGTGGAGGAACTTTAGATCTAACAAGAAATGCGGGGACATGGTCACCCCGTGAGCTATGGGGCGGACGAATAGGCCACATGCTTAACACGGGGACACAACGACTCGTCACTGTTGATACCGTCATTGGGCAACTCTCGACATTCACACATTCATGCTGGATACGTCTTATGAGGACAAAGGCGTCTGCACACACATTTGGAAAAAATTATAATCTGGGGACTACTTGGACGGGCCCAGACATTGTGTGCCCCCTTATGTCACTAATCAGCGGAGAAATGAGATATTACGCAAATGGTGCAGGGACAACCGCAACAGGGGACATAATAGGTACAATAGGCGAACTTATGCACTATGCTTATACTTATGATGGGACAAACGTAAGAATGTATATAAATGGGTCTTTAATTTTAACAGCCACTCGCAGTGCTGTAAATTATGGATTGGGCGGTCCTTGGTATGTCGGGGAAGGGCCATCAGGCTCTGATGAGTGTTTAGGCGGAGTTATTGGTGATGTACGCATTGAGAGTGTTGTTAGAACTGCCACAGAATTAAAAAATCAATACCGAGCGATGTTCGGTATATAATTACATATATATGACTAAAGTAACACTAGACCAACCATTGCAAAGACCAGATATTAGCGATGTTGAAATAATTGCCTGTCAAATTGAAACAATCGGACACGATAAAATAAGAAATATAAGTATCCACTACAAAGCAGGGGGCGAGGCACAGACTCTTGAAATACCCAGAAGTGAGTTAGCGGGAGAAATGTTAAGAGATGCCCCAGGAGTTATAAGGCGATTTGTTAAAATCGACATAGTTGAGAAAGTAGAGGCACAGGTGGAGGCAACCACAGTGACACCGATTGAGCCAATTGAGCAACCAATAATACCTAAGAAATAATATGAAAGCAGAAACACTATCAGTCATATCTAACATTATCAACTTTGATGAGATGGTTGACGCACAAGGCCAACCAGTTAAGCGAGAAGCCTACAAAAAAGAATATATCAGAGGAGTGATTGAGATAAACACCCTACTAAGACAGAGTGCGGAAAAAGGGATGTTGAATGACAAGGGTGAGATTGCTGAGTGGATACCACTAGAAGAGAAGAGAATCGGTAAGATAGGAGCGACAAGATACAAAAATGCAGACATTAAACTATCGGGTAGAGCCAAAGAAGCCTTGGAGTACTATTATAAAATCCGTGAGGATATACCAAGAATTGATAGCGAAGATGTATATACAGAGCTGATGGAGTCAATAGAATTTTAATATAATTATAAATTTATGCCAGAAGAAATATTGGGTGGACTAAATAACTCTACCCCAGGGACAATAAGCAGTTCACAACCAATTGTCGCAGACGCAAGCGACCCAACCAAAAAACTTGACATAAGTGTTGCCAACGTAGCGTCTGGTACGACAAGAACTATCATAATGCCAGATCAGGATGTAGATTTAACTCCTGACGTTACTTTCGCAGCAGCGGGAGGTACTGCGGCGGGCTGGCAGGTCGACACTACCGGCACGCTCGATGACTTCTTGGTCGAGTTCTGGCCGCTCCGAGGCACGGGCGCCCTCATCGCTGGCGGGTTCGTCGACAGTGGGGTGCTCGGCAATATTCCGCTGATACAGCATGGCGCGGCACCTAATCGATGGGCTCTGCGTCATCCACGCGGCGGTCGACGAGGGTCGATTGATATTGCGGGGAACACTTCAACGTGGCCCCGCACCGCTGGTGCGTTCCGATTCGATTTCATCCCATACGGAACAAAGCCGTTCTGGGTGAGTGCGTGGGTGTACCCGCGGGCAGTAAGTGATCTGATTCTAACGAATTCGTATGGCGTCAACAACCAACGGCACTGGTACTCGGTCATCAATGCATCTAGCAAGGTGCAGTTCGTGGTGTCTGAAGACGGCATTAACTGGGCTAGTTCGCCAGTCAGTGTTGGGAGCGTGAACCTCAACGCCTGGAATCATGTGCTGATGGGTTGGGCGGAAGGTTACGCATTTCTCTCGCTCAATGGTGAGACTCGAGTGGACAGCGCCGTCACTAGTGTCTGGGCTAACTCCACGACACACCCTATCGAGTTTGGCAACTGGCTCCTCGACCCGCCAAATAACGCGCTCGACGGACACCTCGCGGACTGCGCGCTATGGGTCGACTACGCTGCGTCGCCAACAATGCTACGTCCGACGGCGACACAGATTGCGGACATCTACAACGCGGGCGCAGGGAACGCTTTTTTAAGGCTTGAATAATCATCTTGGGCACATAATATGGACAAGCTCACTGGCACTACAATCAACTTCATGAATCAGACAGCTACATTTATGGGCAAAATTGAGGCTCATCTCGATGAGCTAAATGGTAAAGTTGCGAAGCACAACGAATGGATCAATAGATACGATATTAGGGTGGCTGAAGAAATCCCCAAGCTAAGCGAACAGGTAAGTGTAAACACAAAATATATTTTTGCAGGGGTGGTTCTGCTAACAACAATAAATATTGTACTTAAATTTGTATTTTAATATGTACAAAACACCAGGGTTTATACCCGACATAGAAAAAGAGGAAGACTATATATTTGGTGCAAAAACCAAGCTAAGTGGGGAAGTCTTGCTGGATAGTGGTGATTGGCGACCCTACGTCCCTATTATGGAGCAACAGAGAAAAAACTTCGATACTTATTCATGCGTTTCATTCGCCAATAACAATGCTTGTGAAATTATACATAAATTCAAATATGGTGAGGAGGTTAATTACTCTGATAGATTTCTTTCCGTGGTATCAAATACTATTCCTGGTAGAGGCAACTCACACAATAATGTAGCCGAAGCCAAACGAATCAAAGGAGCGGTAGCGGAAGAGATTTATCCGTTTACTGATAGTATGAGTGAGAATGAATTTTTTACATATCCACCTGTCGGAGTGCTAGACACTGGGATTAAATGGTTTGTGGATTATGAGTATGGTTATGAGAAGGTTAGGAAGACTGATTTTGAAGAAGCTCTAAGACGTGGACCATTACAAGTAGCGGTTGATAGTCGCACCAACAGAACATCCCAATTCCAAGGAGCTGACCACTCGATTATATTGGTCGCCAAGGACACTAAATATCATGCCTATGATTCATACTTTGGTCGTAAACTAGAATATGATTTGGATTATCCGTTTAGCTTCGGGATGAGACACTTATATAATAAAGTACTTAAAATAACCATAAACGATATGACTTTTAAACTTATCAGAGACATGTCAACAGGGAAAATTTACCTAGTGGACTCAGATGGAAAAATTCATCACATAGAGCAAGAGCCAGACTTTATTGAGCTAATGGGTCAAACAGCTTGGGTCAATAAGGATTGGATGGATGTACCTGATGTTAAAAACTATGCGGAAGGGGTTAGTATTTCCGCCAAAAAAGTTAATTTATTTGACCAGATTTCTGCGATGTTTAAGAAACTTGGTCGTAAAGTTTAAATATGAGAGTACCAAAATATTTAGGATCGAGTGTCAACGAGAACGAATTATCACTCACCATCAAAGGGTTGTTATTGGGTCTAGTACCACTAGCATTATATCTTACTTCATTGGCAGGGGTAGAAGTGTCAAGTGGTGGATTGACAGACATAATCAATCAAATATTTGTCGGTGTTTCCGGACTAACCACCTTGGTTGGATTGGGTCGCAAAATATACGTTAAATTGAAAAAATAACTTGACATAATTACATTAAGTGAGTACCTTGTATGTATATGCCAAAACTAACAGAAAAGAAACAAAGAGAATTGGAAGCATACAAAGATTATGCTAGGTCGCTGGTGCGTAGAGGATTTACACATGACGAAGCTGGTAAGGTGATGAATCGTAGCCGAGTCTGGGTCACAAATGCAGTAAACGAGGTGATTGTGGATAAACCAGTTGACGATAAAATTACATAGTGTATAATATAATAAATACATGATACTATGTGTCTGTATAGACTTCGATCAGGGTACTATTGGCTCAGGCTGATAGACTCCTAGGAGGGGTCAAAAGTTGAGGGGGTAGCTAACACGAGCATGGGAGTTACCTTCCTTGACTGAAACTTGACAACCACAAGGGGTTGTAATATAATTGATAAAATGCTAACAAATATCCACAGACAATTATTTAAATCAAGAAACCTGTGTGAAGTGTGTCTCGCAAGAGACAAGGGCTGGGAAGCTCGTTAGCCACTTCGCTCAGGTTTTTTTATTGAAAAACCTATGAAAATAGAACCATACGAACTGGGGGCTCATTACAAGTATATATAAAATAATATGGCAACACCACAGCTTGAAAATGGGCACACAAGAATAGCGAACGAAATCCTTGAAAAAGTAATTTCATCAGGGCTTAACGGGACTGAAATTTCTTGCCTACTTTTTATTTGGCGCAAAACTTATGGCTACCAAAAACTGCAAGATGAAATATCATTATCACAGTTTTGTGAAGCTATACCAGTATCGAAACAAACGATTTGTACTTCATTATATAACTTACAACTAGTCAAGATAATTACACTAGTAAAGAAAGGCAGTAGCAAAAATTGCTCTAATCTATGGGCTTTTAACAAAGATTATGACAAATGGCAACTAGTAAAGAAAAGTAAACTAGTCAAGTTTTCTCCCTCAACTAGTCAAGTTTTACACTCTCAACTAGTCAAGAAAACTTTACATACAAAAGAAATACAAAAGAAAATACAAAAGAAAGGGATTTTTTTTGAAAATGTTGAATTTAACCAGTTGTGGGATGATTATGTTGAAATGAGAAAAAAGATAAAAAAACCAATGACGGATAAGGCAAAACAAATAGCCTTAAAAAAACTGGAAAATGAAAATGTGGATACAGCTATAAAAATGCTTGAGCAATCTGTATTTAATTCATGGCAAGGTTTATTTCCAGTGAAAAATGATATCGAACAAGAAATAGAACAAATGAAGAGAGACCATGGGGACAACACAGCTTGGTTTAGATTGGTGAAAAAGCACACTTTAGAAGTAATGGCAAAATATTATAAAAGATTTGACTTATGACAAAAGATTTTCTTGCACACTTTCCAGGATTTGCAGTGCAGATATTTGATGATAATCCTAATGAGAAAAATAAGAACTTAGTAAGATGCGGTAGACCAAAAGATTTCACGAAGGAGCAAATCATAGAGCTTAATGAACAAGGAGCAGGGATATTCTTTACACCAAATAGCTTCCCTAGTGGTCGGCGAAGAGCAGAAGATTGTAAAGGTATAAATGCTTGGATTGTTGAGAATGATAGTTTGTCACTATCTGAACAATACAAGAATTTAGCAGAATCACCCCTTGCTCCAAGCTTCTTGGTTGAGACTAAAAGCTCAGTGCATGCTTATTGGTTGGCAAAGGACGGAACTAAAGATAATTATAAGAAAATTGTCCAAGGGCTAATCAGTAAGTTTAGTGGAGACCAGGCTTGTAAAGATATATCTCGTGTGTTCCGAGTCCCTGGCTTCAAGCACATGAAGGATAAGACAAAGCCAAAGCTAGTCGAGATAACCCACCTTGCCCCAAAAAATGTCTATACTGAAGACCAGATGATAAAAGCATTTCCATATACAGAAGAAGTCTACCAACCAATAAAACAACCAAAAATCAACACAGACGACTTTTGGCAAATGCTCGGATCAATGGATAATAGAATAATGCTCGCAAGGATGTCAGGCTTTCCAATAGTAAATAACGAAATTATTGAATTTAGAAAAAGAAGCCCTGAGGGTGAGTACATCTATGTGAATGGTCAAATGTGTGATGGGTGGATAGATAATCAAGGAATGATAGGTAGTGGTAAAAGAGGTGGACCGACTTGGATCCAGTGGCTAGGCTTCTATGGAAAGTCAAAGTCAGAAATAGCAAGATGGGCAAAAGATAATATTCCTGAAGTTCAAGATTGGGTGAGAGAACACGAACAAACAAAAATTACTAAACAAATAGAAATCATAAACGAAAAGCCAATAAAAAAAGATTACAAATTAAGATACACTTGGGGTACTAGAGAGTTAGACATCGCTTTCCCAATTATCAAAAGAGGTACTTTCACAGTCTTTGGAGCGAAGAGAAATAGTGGTAAGACAACTTTTACATTTGACATGGCTTGTAAGAATGCAGAACTTGGTCATAAAGTATTGTATCTTTCACTTGAAATGGGGGAGGAAGAACTAAAGGAGAATATCGCTAGAAAGTATGCAGGGATAACAATCGAAGAGGAGTTGGATTATAAAATACCTAAAATAAAATTAGTTGCTTTTGAAAAGAAATTAAAACAGATAAATTCAATAGAAAATTTATTTTTTAAAAGCATTAGAAGAGGTGGGTCGATAACATGGGATGCAATTGAAGAATGTATACAGGACACATCGGACTTGGTTTTTATAGATAATCTTGACTTGATCGAAGGCGATGAAAGAGAACAAGACAACGATAGACAAAAAAGAATCACCAAAAGAATAATGAATTTTACAGCCAACAAACAGATTCCAATAATTCTTATTCATCACTATAGGAAAAGCCAAATCAAAAAAGATTTTGGGTCGGATGAATTAAGTGGTAGTGGGAAGATAGGGGATGGTGCAGATGTTATTATCAAAATTGCACGAAACAATGATATTGGAGCACCCTACCCAGAAAAATATTCATCAAATCTTTATGTTCAAAAAGGTCGAGGATATGATGAGGCAATCAGGACAGTATATTTTGTCAAAGGAACTTTTGTGGATGAACCACCAGCTTGGGAAGATTACAAAAGTGGCTATTCTTTTGACGAGATAACAACAGCAATAGACAATAATTCATTAGAGACACTAACATTTTAATTTTATGGAATACACTATTTTTTCAGATTGCGAAGTTTGTGAAAAATGCAAAACAGAGACAGGTACAAGTACAGGAGAAATACTAAAAATATCATTTACTTCAAATCCTTGTTATGAGGGTAGCAAAAATCCTGCAATGCCAAAATATTCATTTAGGCTTGGGGCGTACTGTAGCGATTGCGGTGCATGGAAGAAATGGAAGAAACAAACAGTGGATTTAATTATGGAGATTAACAAATCTATTTTAGTAAAAGAATAAATAGAAAAAACTTTAACTCATAAATCAAAACACTATGTCTAAACTTGAATCAACAAACATAACAATAGTGGCTAATATGGGAATGGGCTTGGCAACAATTTCACAAAATGGGAAACAACCAGCTTTTATAGAAGAGCAATACCTAGAAGAATTACGAGATTTGATAAACGATTATTTAGAACAGGCTTAATATGATCTACATCCTAGCAACAATATTCTACATCACCGGCAATATCTTAATCGCCACAATCGATTACAAAGTCATGATAGGGCTACTGCTCACACATATTGCCTTGCTGATGGTGGCAGACTGAGTTATCCACACAAGACCACTTGACACATACGCAAGTACATAGTAATATATAAACATATGAAAGATATATCACACATCGCGGGGGAACTGGCACGAATCAGGTGGTCAAAAACCACACCAGAACAAAGAAAGGCACACGCTTCTAAAATGGGGTTAAAATCAGCAGAAGCTAGAAAGAGACGTAAAGAAGCCCAAAACCTCACCACGGGGCAAATAGAGGGCAATAAAAGCTAATTTAGGGGGATACCCCAACTAACATAAACTATATGTACAACAACGAACAAGCCCATCGAACATTTGAAATCGAACGTGAGCAAGAACGCACTAACATCTACGAACCCGATGAAGTAGATATGATACTAGAGGAGTTTGAAGTATTAAGTAAAAAATTAGTTGAAGCGGTAAATAATAAAGTCGATACCCTTCAAGCGAATGTGAATCAGCTAGAGAGTCAACTTCACTCAATAACTAAACAATATGAAACTCTATAAATACCTCCAAATGTGGAGAGAAGAACGAAAAATTATCAAGTTTTTGAAAAGTAGGAAGCCTATTGTGTGGCCACATGGCACGAGATACGCAAAATAAAATACCCCCGACCATAGGAGTATTCTATATCTACTAAATTGTATAATCATTATAACATATATGGATAATAATGAACAACTAATTAAGAACGCACAATACCGCAAGGGACTTTCGATCGCTTTTTTCAACGCTACAAATTCAGCAATTGCACTAGTACAAACAGATTTTATAAAAGACACAGATTTAAAAAAGTTTATAGTTGATTGGAGAGACTTCTTTTTAGAAGAACACAAGAATTATTATGCAGAAGTAATTGCAAGAGTGGGGAATACTTATGATAGTAAGGAAACTATAATGAAACTCCAAACAGCAAAATCAATGGATGAATTACGAACATTGTGGGTTTCACTCAGCGAGGATGAAAGAAGAGACGGAGATGTAATTGCTGAGGTTAATAAACTAAAACAGTTATATGCAAAAACATAACGTGGCACAACGAAGTCCTGAGTGGGAACAATTACGCAAGACAAGACTAACTGGTACAATCCTTAAAGGAATTATGGGGACGCCAAGAGCAAGACAAGAGAGTATCTACGAAATGATAGCAAATAGGTTAACAGTAGGGGTTGATAGTGATAATGAGTACGAGAATCCAATGGATCGAGGTACTAGACTAGAGCCAGACGCCATCGCTACTTTTGAACTAGAAACTGGCAAGATTGTGGAGCAAATAGGATTATGCGAGAGTGATGATAATTCTGCAATTGCCCAAAGTCCGGATGGATATATTAAAGACACAAACGACACAGAAGCAATCGAGGTTAAGTCAATGGGAGGTAAAAATCATGTCAAACTCTGGCTCACTGATGAAGTCCCTGATGAGTATAAATGGCAAGTGGTACAGTATTTTGTAGTCAATGAAGCGTTACAAAAACTATACTTTGTTGGTTATAATCCTGACATCCCAATCCACCCGATCCATGTTATCGAAGTAGAGAGAGATGCACGTTTGGTTGAAAAGGCTAAACAGGCACAAACAATTTTTATTCAAGAGGTGAATGCTATCCTCCAAACTTTAATTAAAATATGACAACAGAATTAACTTTAGTTGATAAAATATCTCAAGAAGTCGGCATCCCATTAACAGACGCTGAAAAGATAGTTGGTGCTTTCTCTGAGGTTGCAAACTCAATAAAAGAGCTAGACACAGAATTGGTTGAATTTAATAAACATGAAGAAATTACAAAAGAAGTATCTGAGCAAGCAAGAGAAATCCGACTTAAATTTGTAAAAGTAAGAACAAAGGGGGATGAAATACATAAGACAATTAAAGAAACATATCTATTGAGAACGAGAGCAATTGATGGTGTTCGTAATATATATAAACTAAAAATAGCAGAAAATGAAACCAAGCTCAAAGATATTGAATTACATTTTGAACGAATCGAACAAGCGGAGAAAGATAAAAAAAATGCCGAGAGAGAACTAGCGTTGAGCAAATATGTTGCAGATGTTTCTCTATACAACTATAAAGAAATGAATGATGAGGTGTTTACTAACATGCTATTAAGTGCCAAAAAGGTTTGGGAAGCGGAGCAAGAGGTTATCAAGCAAGCTGAGCTAGATAGAATTGAGAACGAGAAAAAGTTAGAAGCCGAACGAGAAGCTCAAAGGCTTGAAAATATCAAATTAAAAAAAGAAGCAGAGGAACGAGAAGCCGAACTAGCAAAAGAACGAGAAGCAAAAGAAGCTGAATTAGAAGCAGAGAGATTGAAAGCTAAAAAGATAGCAGATGAAATGCAAAAGAAAGCTGATGAAGACGCAAAAGAAAAAGCTAGACTGCAAAAAGAGATTGACGACAAAAAAGCAGAAGACGACAGATTGAAAAAAGAAGCCGACGCCAAAGCACAAGCCGATGAACTTGCGAGACTGAAAGCTGAAAAACAAGCCGAACTTGCACCTGACAAAGACAAAATGAAAAAGTACGCAGTTGAGCTTGGGTGCTTGGAAGTGCCAAAACTACAATCAGACGAAGCTAAAAAAACACTAGCAAAAGCTCTCGACCTTGTGAGCCAAGCAATTAACTTACTAAAGATATAATATGAAGTTCTCAATAAAAAGTGGTGGGGGAGTAGGATTCGCAAGAAAAGAAAATTACGAATACGATGGTACGAAATATGAAGCAGATATTAAAGCTGGTGACATTGTTACTATCTTAGACAGCGGGACAATGGAAACAGGTACATACGGAGACCAATATAACTTTAAGATTAAAACTCGTAATGGTGAGAAGAAGATTGGATTTAATCAATCAACTATCAATGTGTTAGTTCAAGAGTTTGGAGAAGATAGTGAAAATTGGGTTAATAAAAATGTAAAAGTATTGTTTAGAAAAGCAATAATTGCAGGCAAAAAATGTATTGTTACTTATCTTGTCACTAGTAGTTGGTTTTTAGATGAGTATGGGGAGTTAGTAAAAAATATAGAAGTAGATAGCGCTATGCAATCTTTTGAAATGCAAGGTGCTCCAACACCAGAGAAGCAAGGTGTAACATTAAGTGATATTCCATTTTAATATGCAATTAAAAGTTGCTCATAGGACAACCCAACAGAATAAAGCGCTCCACTTATATTTTACACAATTAGCACAAGAACTCAATGATGTAGGGTTAGATATGCGTAAAACTTTAAAACCAGGGATTGATATTCCATGGACACCTAGTACTATTAAAGAATATCTTTGGAGACCTATTCAGATTTCTCAATTAAGAAAACAAAGTACGACAGAATTAACAAGTGATGAAGTAACTAAGATTTGGGAGACATTAAACCGTCATCTTGGAGAAAAGTTTGGATTACATATAGATTTCCCATCAATTGAATCATTAATGAATAAATATGAATAATAATTGGCAAAAAAACTTTAAAACAAAAGAAGAAGCATTTGTCCACATCTTTGATTGTCTAGCACAGAATCATGGGGTAGCAGGAGATGATGGAAAACTACGAATAATGTATCAAAATGAGTTTATTACAATTACTCCACCTAAGAAAAAAACATGATAATAATTCAAAAAATATTAGCAAAGCTCATTGTATATTCATGTTGGCATGGGTTTAAACAACTTATTTGGCACGGGTTGCCCAATGAGCCAGACTTAATGAGGTGCAAAAAATGTGGGAAGATAACTAAATTAGATATTAACATAAGGGATAATTTATGAAATGTGAGCATTGTGGGGATAATCTACAAGCATTGAATCCACCTGTTGAAGACTACTTAAAACATAAGTTTTGTTTCAATATTTTTGGTTGGAAATTGATGTTAATAAAAGATTTTATTGAATATGGTTGTATGGGATGTTTAGTAGATGAGCAAGACTCTAATATCAGAGAAGCTCAACAAGAGGCAGTTTATTATGCAATACAAAATGAAATAGAAAAAGGTAATTTAATACCAAAAAGATAATATGCCTAAACGTAATGCCCAAAATTTAAGAGGTTATAAGAAATGTTGCAAACAAGTCTGGGAGAGGGCTAGTGGAGTTTGTGAGATTTTAATAGAGGGTGAAAGGTGCAAAGCATATATTCCGTTTGAAGAGTGCAAGTATATAAACTTCTTGCACAAAGAAACCCGAAGCGGAAAGGACGCTGAGTGGGTCAACGATCCAGAGAATATTTATTTTGGTTGTGCTGAACATCACATTGACGAAGAGTATACAGGAGTACGAGTACAAGGTGTTGAGTACGATGATAATGAGCTTACTTATGTCCCAGAATGAAACAGCATTAGTCAATTCTTGTCTTGATTATCTCGCTATCCGTAAGATATTCGCCTATCGTCAGAATACCGGAGCTTTTAAGAACAACAAAGGGGGATTTTATAGATATGGGGTGGTGGGTGGCACAGATATTGTCATCGTAATTGGCGGTCAGTACATCGGTGTGGAGTGCAAGGTTGGCAAAAACAAACAAAGTCCAGGACAAAAAGAATTTCAAAAAGCACTAGAAAAAGCCAATGGTTTGTATTGGTTAGTCTATACAATTGACGAACTTATCGAGAACCTAAAAGATTATGAATAAAATAATAATATAAAATATATGATACTAGACGCAATTAGTTTTATTCTCGAACATACAATGTGGTTTATATCCGGGATAACATTTGTATTCTTTGTGATAGTTGGTAAAAAAATTGAGCAAAAGATTGAAAGGATGAGTGGTTATAGTCTTAACAGATACCAAAATTCAGACAAAGAGATAGAAAATTTAAAAAAAACCATCAGAGATTTAGAAAATTATTTAAAAATTACCCCATACAAAGAAGAAGGCTATAAAAAAAAGTAATATGATGAAAGTATACGCCTCACTAACATTTTTAATCTTTGCGATTATGTGGGCGATTTATAATTTAAGCCAATGGGTATGAAAAAAGATAAGAGCTATTGCGAATTAAACGAAGATATGTGTGGTGAGCCTTGGATCGTCAAGGTAGTAGCAGGATTTGCATTTATCCTGTTCATAACTTCCATCTATTTTGGTTTAAAATTTGTAGAGAGTGTGTTATAATAAAATAACTAGAGTAGAGCAGTCTGGAAGCTCGCTGGGTCCATAACCCAGAGGTCAGTGGTTCAAATCCACTCTCTAGAACAAAGTGTTTACAAAAAACTTATCTTGGGGTATAATCTAGAGCGTAAAAACCTAACAAGGTATAATACCGTCTATTTTCCCCAAGATATAGGCGGTTTTATTTTTATGAATGAGAACGATATACTAAAATTCTTCGGTGGACTAAAACCACCAACAAAAGCGATGACTGATGAGGAAGCAAAAAAGAAATTGAAAGAACAATATCCAGGTTTGTTTATGGCTGACGGCGATGGTGCGACTCATAATCAGAAGTGATAGAAGTGGCCTTGAATCCATGACTATCCGCCCTCGTCAGGCACAAACAAACAGAAAGGAGAAAACAAGTGGCATACATATATCTGCTCGCCATTGCCCTCGGTACTTTTAAACTGTACCTGATGGACAAAATTATTCTAAGCGATATGGCAAGGTGTGTCGCTTGTCATGATGCTCTTTTTAATAAAGATGACTCACTCTGTGACGAGTGTAAGAAGGTGTATGATGATAAGCTGGGATAATAGCAAGGCTACACATATTCGCAACATCTTCTGCCCACAGTGTGGCAAACAAGACGTGTATGTTTATTTGGAGTTTGGGGTTGCAATCTTTCTGTGCTCTGGCTGTCAAGAGAGAGTCGTACACTGGGTGTTTCGGCTGGAGGATAACTAATGTCACACGCATTCGTGAGAGCACGTTGTCAATTCTGCGGTCAAGAGAAGTGCATTCGCATTTACTCTTCACACGCTGGAACGGTGATGTTCTGTACCATGGACAAGTGTACCTCGAAGGCACTTGATAAAATTGACAAACTTCGTAAGGATGTCAAGCGTGATGGTTATTAAGCAAGGCATTCTCCACCTTGGAGATTATGTCTACCATGATTGTCACAACTGTCAGAAAATCACTGTTCAGAAAGTCGTCAAGGACAGCGACAAGGGGCATCTTGTGAAGTGTACCGACTGCAAACACTTCAACGACAAGGTTGTACAACAACCCAAGAACGGAGGCGGATTGTGAAAGTCGTCAAAAAAGAAGTCAAACATTGCTTTCGCTGTCGGTGCATGACGCTCTTCGAGGTGTGGAGGGTCAGTCAGACCCACCTCACCGCCAAGTGTCGTGACTGTCAGACCCACGTCACCATCTCGCTGAACCACGCCGAACAGCAAGAGTGGGACAAGGAGGAATCCAAATAGAAAGGCTGGTCTTGGGTGTCCCAGTCAAAGACACCCCCACTTACTAAATAATTATATTTGTATGGATAAAATAGAATTTAATAGAGAAGAAAAGGAGGAAGAGGTGAAAATAGGGATGGCTATACACTTGTTAAGAGAGAAAGGCTATTTTGTGGATATTAAGCCCCATTATAGCACTGAATCAATTCCCTTATACAAACTAACTTATCAAAAACCGCATTGTTGTTGCCATTTATGGCCTCCTTTTGTTGTAACATAATATAAATAATCCCACCTCTCCATCAGTTCATCACTCATGGCGAACTGAAAAGGGGTGTGGAAATGAAGTGGATCATCATGTTCT